GCTGATCTACGATGGCGCGGACAACACGGCGCGTACCGCGATGGAAAGCTTCATCAAGCGGGTCAATACCGAGACGGGCCGCTATTCTCAGCTGGTGGAATCCGGCAGCACCAATCCTGACACCCGCTATATCGTCAACGTGGATTCCGGCGCTGTTCTGGATGATGGCACAACCCTGACCCCGCAGCAGGTGTGCTGGTGGGCAGGCGGCGCACTGGCTGCAGCCACCTATGGCGAAGACCTGACCAACGCCGTCTATCCCAATGCTGTGGACATCTCTCCCCGGCTGACCCACAGCCAGTACGTGGATGCCATCAATTCCGGCAAGTTCGTCCTGAATGCCGATGATGGTACAGTCCGCGTGGAGTATGATATCAATTCTCTGGTCACCTACACTTCGGAGATCGGCGAGGTGTACCGCTACAACCGTACCATGCGGCTGTGCAACACCATCGCCAACGACCTGTATTCTCAGTTCTCCAAGAACTATGTGGGCATTGTGGACAACACCGATGCGGGCCGCATGGAGTACAAGAGCGCCGTCGTGAAGTACCTGACCCAGCTGCAGGCATCCGGTGGCATCCAGAACTTTGATGGCGAAACCGATGTCACCGTTGAGAAGGGCGATGCCAAGGACGCGGTGCTTATCACGCTGGCGATCGAAGCCGTGGGCAGCACCAACAAGATCTACATCACGCTGGATGTGGCGTAAGGAGGGATTTTAATGTATTTGCTTGCACAGGACACCCTGAACGGTGCCGAAGGCAAAATCACCGTAACTCGTGATGGCCGCATCACAGAGATCTGCGGCATGAAAAACATCAAGACTGTGGCTGGCATTCAGACCTCGGACATGAAGACCATCGGCACCCGCACGGTGCAGAAAAAGGCCAATGGTGTCACGCAGACCGGCACCGGCAATGTCTACTTTGGTTCCAACGGCAGCAACCTGTTCACCGATATGCTGCTGCAGTATATCAACACTGGTGTAATGGAAACCTTTGATATCACCATCACCAACAACGACCCCACGGCCAGCGTGGGCGATCAGGTCATGGGCTATTATGGCTGTATGCTGACCGGTGAGATCCCGCTGTCCATCCTGAACGACGACGAAGCAATGCTGAACTATGA